CCAAGATATACATCACTCATAAAATGTTTTTATCCTTGATACACTACAGAAGTTGCGTAAATATCATTTCCACTATTAACAGATATAATATTAGTTCTTTCTTTTTTGATTAATAGAAATGATTCGGACGGCATATAAACTGTTCCAACAGTGACTCCATCACCAGTTTTTTCAATTATATAGTGATTTCCAGATCCAGTATGTTGAATTAAAACATACTGTGATCCAAGTCCATTAATATCTGAAACTGTCGTTCCTATTCCTGATAATTGTTGAGAGTTTCCTAAAATTTTAATAGATCCAGTCATTAGCAGTTCCAAGCTCTAAGGGACTTATTGATTCTGCTATTGGGATCGTTAGCAGTTTTTGAGGAAGTTAATTTCTTCTTCATTCCGGACATCCGGGCACAGAATGATGCCCTGCGGGGATTTCCAACCTTCTTACTTGGCGACTTAAGATCAGATCCTGGATTTTCTCTTTCGTAAGATTCGCGTCCTTTTTCATTAAGTCCACCCTCTTTATTCTGACCCTCTTTACGAGTCCAAGCAGCTCCTTCAGTATGAACAATTGGTTCGCCTGGTTGATACTCTGATACATGGTATGATTGAACTCTAGATCCAGGATAAACCTTTTCAATCTGATCCTGAACATCACTTCTACTTGGAAGAGATACTTGTGGGAAGAACATCTTCAGTGAATAGATCTTACCCTTCCAAGTCAACATTACGTGCATTAAGTTTCCTGTTTTTGCTGGGACTCTTACTGCTTCATCAAGTTCAACTTCCTCACTTACCGACTTCCAACCACCACCAGCTTTCTTGTATTCTTTTGCTGCCCAACCATTAGCATAAGCTGAAGGATAAACATCAAACTTTGCTTTTGCTCTGGACTTCATTTTAGACCAGAGAGATGGATTGGTAGGAACATTCTTTTCTTCAAGATTCTGAAGTTCTTCTTCTCCAGCAATCTGTTCGAGAATCTTTCCAACAATTCCAGTGTGTTCTGGAACGCAGTTAGGAACTTTTTTTCCACCTTTCTTCTTCATACCAACTTGTTTATATCCAGTCCAGCAAGGATCTTTCTCTTCATTTGCTGGATGAAGTTGTGCGATATCGTATTTCATTTGATTCGTAATGATTGATGATGGTAATGAATATAATGCCCAATACTTCGGTCCATATTTACACTCCATTTGAGTTTCATTCTTTTGGCACTTTGGACAAAATCTCTTTTGATTTGCTGAGAACATGGGACCATTCCAATCAGGAAGAGCTGATTCGTGAGTTTCTTCTTTGATCTTATTGGATACCATCTTTGGTTTTCCTCCTTTGCCTGGACGATCTGCTACTGGATCTGATTTTCTTTTTCTTCTTACAGCAGCAGCAATCTCATCCTTGGACATTTTTGCTGCCTTTTCTTTTGAAAGACATTTTGGTTTACCCTCTCCGGGTTCACGAGCACATTTACCAATTCTTTCTCCTTTAGTATTATAACGATCCCATCCACCACCACCTACACCACCTTCTCCACCAGTTCCAAACCACTTACGAAGATCTTCATAAGCCATACCTCTTCTAGTATGCTTAATTTCACCTTTTTGTTTTGCGATCAAAGTTTTAGATACCTTTCCAAAGTCCTTGATTGGATTTTCATCAGGAACTGGTTTTTTGGGATTATCATAAATGTCCACATCCCCATCAGCATCACGATCAACATACTGAACTGATGCGTGATGAACTAACTGTTTTAAATCCAAGTTGGGATCAAGTTGGTGTTGCTTTTTCACAAGATGTGGAGTCTTATGGGTAAATTTGGTAAACTGAGATTTCATTAAAAGATATCAAGGATCTTTTTATATTTATGAATCAATAGTTGTTCGGATAATTTTAAAGTTCACTGGAGTTGCCGCCGAAAATGGAGTTGCTAAAAGTCTTACATAATTTCCAGAGATGTCACTATCAAATGTTGAAAGAACTCCTCCACTCTTTACAATTGCAAACTCAGTATTGTAAGTAGTGCTACCATCATGAACAACTAAAAATTCAGTTGTTTGATAAGACGATCCTTGGTCTATTTGAATCTGATATTTTGCTGATCTGAAAGAACTCTTCAGAAAACTATCCAAAGCAAATTGACTTGAAGTTGTTGTTGTAACTCCAGATACATTGATATTGGAAAAGTTTTTTTGACTAATGAGTTTAGGCATTTGCAGTTTCCAGAATACTTAAGATCAATTTGAATGTAGAGTTTGCACTTGCGGAAATAACCACAGAATCACTAGTTTCTAAAACTAACTTACCATCCATAGGAACAAAAGCATCATTTGGAGGAACTGCAACTGCTTTTGCAATTTCTGTTGATGTAGTGCTTCTTTTATGGGATACTGTTACTGTTTCTGTGGCTGATCCAATATTTGTTACATGGGCATATAACACAATAGAAGTATATCCAGTGGGTGCAGTATATACAGTCTGAATACCTGTAGTTACTTCTAGTGTTACTGTTTTGAAATTATTGAGTGCTAATTGTGCCATACTAACTTAATGCTAAGATGAACGGTGTCATTTGATTAAATAAACTTCTTGTAAATGCTCTACCACTAATTGTTCCATTATTTTGGTTAATGATAATGCCATCACCAATCCTAAAATTACCTGCTTGATCTGTGCTTGTAAAGACTACTCTTCCACCATTTCTAGATACAACTTCATTTTCCTGAACTGCTACACCACCCAGTAAAGGAACAGCAGTAGCAATGTCATTACCAGATCCGACATATTCGAATGTATGAGAACTTGCTGTAATTGTGCTTACTTGATAAAAATAAGCAGTGCTTCCAACACCAATAGTGTTGTTCAGGTTTTCATCTATTGTGATAGTCGTTATTCCAGATACTACTGGAGTTGAACTATTTATTGTGTAGTATATTGGAGTAATATTTGCATCTGCTGTTGCGGTTGTTCCTGAATCTGGAGCAGAGATTGTAACTGATGGTGTCGATGAGTATTGCGTTCCACTTGAAATGATAGTAATCGTAGAGACTCGATCACCATCTAACGTAGCAAAAGCAGTTGCAGTAGATCCATTAGGTCCAGTAGGAGTTCCAACTGTTACTGATGGTGTTGATGTATAACCACTTCCCCCATTTGTAACAGTGATACTCTCTACAGTATAATAGAGAGTATCAAAATATAAAACTTGTCCCTCATAAGGTCTTGTCGTTGTATTAATTGCAACAACAACAGAATCTGTTCCCACAGATGAACTTGTGGTAACGATTCCTGTAAACTGAAGATCACTAGTTCCATCAGCAACTAATCCATAAGTACCAAAGTCAGTATTGCTATTAGTGAGGGAACACTGTCCCCCTTTATATGCGGTGATTCCTTCGTTACAACAAATAGTGAAAACGCTCACCAACTGAGCATATCCATTGTTAGTTACTGCAATACCAACACCACCCTGATTGTATTGAGTGTAACTATCAACAACCATTGATTTTAACCCTTCTGCAAGATCTCCATCAATTCTCATTCCAGTACCAGTGGTTGTATTGCTGGTACAATTCTGGACATAAGGACTTTCCCACTTACCACCACCTACATTAGTTGCGATAGTTGGTGGAAATGCAACAGCCGCAGATGGTGCAGTGTGTCCAACAAAAGTCATATTAGCAAGATAAGTTCCTTTGTTTACGTGGAAAATATCTTCTGTTGAATTATTCGGAATTACTGTTACGGTCTTTAGATTATCTCCAACGATGGAAACAAATGCAGGAACTTCAATAGGATTATTTTCGTTATACGTTCCCGATAAAACTTTAATTGTAGTTCCGGTCTGAGCAACTGATACTGCTCCAGCAATCGTTAGTTTTGCATTGTCAATAGATGTTCCATTCTTTGAGTCATCACCATCTTTTGCGACATAAATGATATTGGGTGCCGAATTGATTCCCGTAGCACCACTGTTAATGGTTACATTGTCTCCAATAGTAATTGAAGATCCTGTAATCAAAACATTTCCAGCAGTAATGGTATTATTATCTCCATCAATAATAACAGATGATCTACCTACTGTTAGGATACCAGTAACACGAGCATTACCATCAACATATAATGCGGTGCTACCAAGTCCCACATAAACAGTTCCAACACCACTTGAACTATTGAAAGTTGAAACTCCTGCAACAAAAAGATTTTGTTGAACATTGACATCACTTCTTGCTGTGATAATACCAATAGAGTCAACATTGGTCACATCTTCATAAGTTACTGTTCCTGCAACAGAAACATTTCCTGTAAAGAAAGCACTTCCATCAACATAAAGTTTGTAATCGGGATTTGCGGTAGTTCCAATTCCAACATTTTTTGTTGTGTGAATGCCTACGGAATCAACCTGCCAAGTCCCTCCAGCTCCAACACTTCCACCTCCTCCTAAATCATTACTAGAAATTCCTACCCACTGAGATCCATTATAAATTAAAAGTTTTCCAGTGCCTGTAGTTTGGTCAAAAGAAACATCATCAAGATCCTTAATGAATCCAGCACCACCTCCTCCCATCGTTGAGAGTTGTGTTTGAATTCTATTAATAAAGATTCTATAGTGGTTTGCAAGATCGTCTAATGTTGCAAACTTTTGATCTAATGGAGTTAATGGATCTGGAGAAGCTCCAATCGATTCTTTTTCTTCAGGTGGTTCTCTTAATATACTTTCTTGTAAATCTTTTTGTTCGGATTTAATCGTTCTTACAAGATCATACAGATCTTTAATATCTTCTCTTACGTGTTTGATATCTTCATCATAATATCTAACTTCAGGGAGACTTGAAATTTCTTCTTTTAGATTTTCGAAGTAATTTAGAAGAACCTGATCGGTTTTTACGCTGTTATCATTAAACTCCTTGAGTTTTTCCTCAAGGTTATTTTTGAGGATATTGTACTCATTTGTAATCTGTTTCTTTAACTTGCGATCATCATCCTTAAACTCTTTATGGTATTCCCAAATTTTAAGAGATGATTCTCTAAGTTCTTTCCAAATTCTATCTTTTACTTGTTGATATTTTTCATCCAGTTCCTTGATTTCACTTTCAAGTCGAACTTTAGTTTCAAAATGTTTTGTTTCGTTTTCTTCTACTACTTCCCTTAAATTAATTTCAACTCTTTCACGAAGAGTTTCAATAGTATCATTGACCCTAATAAAGTCATCATCAATAACACTAAATGTTTTTCCAATCCAAGAGAAATCAGGAACCTCATTTACCTCATTTACCCACTTAGGGAAAACGGGAATCTCGGATCGTACTTCTTGAATATCTTTCTGTAATTTTTCAATATCAGAATCATAATATTTTACTTCAGGAATTGAAGATGCAAGCAACTGAATAGACTCGCAAATATCTTCAAGTTCTCTGTCATAATATTTTATTTCTGGAATGTCTGGAATGCTTTCCCTGACATCATTAATTAGTCGAAGAACTTCGTTGAGTTCTAAACTCTTTTCTTCCGGTACGAATTCTTCTACTAATTCTTGTATCTCTTCTTTTTTCTCAATATAATCTTCAACAGAAGGTAATTCCTGATCTACTTCTTCTGTTAAAAATTCTTCTATCGAAGGCAAATTGTCATTAGAGACAAACTGATCAATCGAAGGTAACTCATCCTTTGACATCTTATTAGTAACAATAGTACTTTGGGATTTCTCTCCCTTTGTACTATTTATTATCTTCGGTAAGTCCGTTCTTCAATAACTTAGATAATTCTGCTGTGGAACCAACAAAAAGTGCATTGGTAACATTCGTTGGTCCTTTGATTTTTTGCTCATCAATATCCTTTAACTTCTTTTGAAGATCGATAAGTTTATCAGTAGCATCTGCAACATTTTTAATAAGTTGACCTGCGACTTCATAGGCTCTTGGCATTTCACTTTCTTGAGCAAGTTCCAAAATGCCATTTAAAGCTTCTTGACCTTTTTCAATAATAGAGTATAAGTTTCCTCTAGTATACTCATAATCTTTTTTAAGATCATTTGATATAGAAGCTATAGATTCTACCTTTTCTTCAATACTTTCAATTTCTTTAGATACTATTTCTCCAGCAACATTAAAAGTTTCGTTGAGATCATCGAATTTTTTTGTCATTTTCATATTCTACCATCAGAAAGATCCATCAAATCCAAAATTATCTCCCATTTCAATGAGAGGAGCATCCGCAACTGTAATTAAATTAACATCAGATCCGGAAACATGATTTGATGGTTTAGTTGAATCATAGGACCTTTCGACTGTCAATTTATTACCTGATTTATTTGTCACCCTAAAATTCTCTTCATCAATTACAAGAACATCAAGATTTGAAATTGAAGATGCATCGGCAACTTCAATAGTTACAACTGTCGAACTAATATCACCAACAAGAGTTGTAATTGTATTATTTGTATAACTCTTAGTAGCTACTGGATCAACAGTGTATGTAAGTGATCTTGTTCCACCAGTAGAATCCCCAGCAACAAATCCGATGGAAGTTTTCTTGATGATATCCTTGGATACATCGGATACAGGTCCAAACAAATATGTTTTAGCAGTAAATCTTAAAGTGTAAATCAAAGCCCTTCTTTGAGAATAATCACCTTCATATTCATCTTTCATCTCAATTCCTTCAAGAACAATAGGAATATCTCTTTTTTCCCCAATTGTGTCTATTAAATCAACACTTAATGTATAAGCTGGTTGAAAATATGGTAAGATCTGTTCAATAATCTGAAGCATATCATCATTCAACTTAGTATAAACACTAAGTTCAAATGACATATTATATGGAACTGGCATATAAGTCTTTCTTGGTTGAGTTTTATCAGAGGAAAGACCGGATAAAAATGTTTGAGTAGTAGTTACTTTTCTCGTAGTATCATAAGTTAATCCAAGAAATTCAAATGACATTCTTGGCAAAGACATTTGAACTGGTTTATTCAAATCTGGAACTTGTTCCAATCTCGCTAAAAATTTCTGTGTCGGACTATATGCAAGAGGAACTTTCATCATACTCACGGTACTATTAGAGTCATTCGTGTGTTTGATGTTAATGTTATTGAACAAAGTTCCGAAAGAAACGATTGTTCTTCTCAGTATCTCGTGATAAAAATACTCAAACATTTGTCAGGAAAGTATGATATATTATTTATGGATTTCCAAATGGATTAGTTTCTGAAAAGTCAAGTATAGCATCAGCTGCAATTTCAATATTGTCATTATCAGCAAATGGATCTTGAGTATTATCGGTATTAATCAATCTTACTTCATAAGAAGCATTTGATTTTGATCCGACAAGAACATCTCCATTTACAAATGTTCCACTAATGTTAGATACTTCCAATTCGTTAATGTCAGAATCCCATTTCTTAACAATAGCCGTTGATCCACTAATACTACCTGTTACAGTTTCATTGTATTCATAACTTCCAGATCCTGAAGAGTATGGAGATGAAATTGTAATAGTTGGTGTTTGAGTGTATCCCAATCCAGCGTTTGTAATATAAACTGCTGTTACTATTCCAGCAGAATTAATAGATGATGTACCAGTAGCAGTAATTCCTACTCCAGGTCCACTAAATGTCACCGTTGGTTGACTGGAGTATCCACTTCCACCATCTATAATTGAAACTTGTTTAATAGTCCCATTACCCAAAGTAGTCGTAGCAGCAAATCCAGCCCCGCCACCACCAACAACTACAACAGAAGGGGCTACAGTATATCCACATCCAGGATTAATTAATTCTATACCTTGAATCTTATAACCATCTTTATTGCCATTACAATCAATTAGATCACCAATTAAGGTAGATATTCCAACTGCTGTAGTTCCTCCAGCTGGAGCAGATGAAAATATTACTCTTGGTCTAGAAGTATATCCATTACCTCTATTTGAAATAGTTACAAATCTTACTCCACCAGTTGTACAAATACCAGTAACGGTTGCTGTGGCTGTTACACCAAGACCGACCATAGTAAGAGTTTGTATGTATCCTTCTTTAGAAACATTATCATCAATTTCACCAACACCAGTGTCAACAATTTCATCTTCATATCTAAAGAGTTCACATCTCAACTCATAAACATAAGTTTTTTGAAGTTGATAAAAAGGTTTTTCGTGTTCAACAAATTTGATTTCAAATAATCTGTCTCCAAGAGGGAACCAGATCAAATCTCCCTCTTTTGGTCTTGTTGATAATTTTACATCAGGTAAGTTCTTTATAAGAGGAGAAATATAAGTTTCAAATCTTTCTTTGGAAATAATAAGATTTAAATCATTTAATGGTTGAACCCCAAACTTCGATAATATTGTTCCTTGCCCTTCATACCCATCATATGTATCAACATATGCTTCTATTGGATAAGCATTATCAAATTTTGATTCAATAACTTCTCTTATTACAGTTCTCTCCGTTACATATTTTCTTGGCAAGTAATAAACCTCTACCCCATACATGCGGAGTTGTTCGTTAACTAAACTCTGAATTAACGATTGCTCTGATTTTGATCCTTGAAGAAAAAATGGATTTAACATATCATCCAATCATGTCTAAAGGTGGAAGTTCATAAGTATTTGACATTTTTTCCATAATATTTTCAAGTTCTTTTTGAGCATCATCATAAATCTGTCTTCCGTTTAATTCCACACCCCCTGGAAGTTTTACTCCCTGGAATTTAATTAAGTTTTGTCCCCACTGCTTTTTAATAAGTGAAGTCAAGTACATTTTCAGGAAAGAATCGTTCCAAACCCGAGAATAGTCGCTAGGATCTAATGTTCGGTAACAATCAATAATTAGATATGTTCCTGCAGTAACAGATCCCCAATCTATATCCAAATATAAACGATCTTGTCTTTTATTAAATCTAATCTGTTTTTGTGTTGTAAGTAAAAACTCAATATCTTCAAGATAAGTTTTTACCATTGCATAAGTGAGGAGTTCAGTAGATCCCCAATAGTAAATATCATTAAGGAACAACTGATATTTCATACTAAACATATTATTTGTGATGGTATTAGTTCCATCAAAGTGAAATATTTTATTTACACCGATAACGGAAGGTGGAATTTGTAAATAATTTCCACCTTCATAAAAATTAAATTGAGTGGTTAACCCAACATTATGGTCCACAGTTATGGTACTAATTCCTACTCCTGAGGTTGGTTGTGCCTTACCTCTATTAATATCATCTTCTGTGATCTGATACTTTAAAAATGTTGGATATACTCCATCAAAATGTCTTTCCTGAAAAAATTGAATAGCATCATCAACTAGGTCTTCAATTTGCTCATCAGCAACGTTTATTTCTAAAACTGGAGCACCCAGTTTTCTTTTGCAATAATCAATTAACTCTTGTCTAGATGATGGTTGTGCCATTTATCCAATTACCCCTTAAGGTATTTATGGTGCTGATGATATTCCAGGAATTACTAGAACATTTCCACTTGCTAAATTATAAACTGTAGATCCTGAACTTACTAGGATGTTATAAACATATCTACCTTCCACTAAAGATCTAGTTTCTGTAGAACCTAGAGAAAGATTAAATCTACCACCAACAGCACTTGTAAATCCTACATTGAATGTAGCTGATGCATACATCGATGATCCAATAGAAACACTTTTGGCCATCTGAGAAGATCCAGTCCACCCATTAAAGTTAAAAGCAGATCCTGATGTAGTTTTTACCGTAAAACTATCATTAAAAGTTGCCCCAGTGTTGATTACAAGATTTGCTCCGTAAGCAACACCGGACGTTGGATCAAAGGTGATTGTATGAGTTGCCATTAGAATTTAGATACAACTTCTTGTTGTTTGAGATATAATTTAATATATGATTTTGCGTAGTTCTTAAGAACTTCAATATCATCTACATTATCTATATCTCTGGATAGTTTCTCATACTCAAACATTTTATTAACATCTTCTAGTTGTATTTGATCAGGATTCATTTTGATAAGTTCCTCAATAAATCTTTAATTTCATTCAAATCACTTTTAATTTCATTAACATTATTCTCAAGTTCTTTAATTCTTTGAGTATCATTATAAGCTTTTTTATAATTTTGAATGTATGTTTTGTAACCTTCAATGTCAGTATTCACTATTCCATTAGAAAAAGAATCCCTGACTAAATTATCTTTATCTTTTACTTTTATGTATTCCATATTATGGTTTTGGTTTAATTGTAGCAATAGATCTTAACTGTTTCACCATTGGTGGAGTGGCTTGATTTTCAGAAGCCATAATAATCTTGATTGAGAAAGCATCAAACTCAGGAAGATCATCTGCAGTATACTCATAATCTCTGAAAGATCTATCAGAACTCTGATCAGCTCTCTTATCTGCAGATCCATCATTTCTCGATACATCTATTACTCTTCTAATACCCTGACCATCAACTTGATAATTTAGGTATCCTGGGAACAGTTCAAAGTTTTGAGAAAGTTCTGGAGAATCAGATCTATACAGTCTGTATAATACTCTAATATCATTCTGAGTGTTTCTACTTGCACTGAGGAAAACCTTCAATGAGTTTGCTGGGATTTTTAATCTTACAGGTTTTGAAATGTAAATTGCAGAATGACCATCATTGTATAGACTTCTCACATTATCATCATCGGCATAAGTGGAGTTTTCTCCAATACCATTTGGACTGTTGACAAGGTTTGATGTAAGAATAGTTGCCGTTTTAATGGTATCGATTACTGGAGAAACTCTAGAGTCTGTACTATTCATTAAGAATTCCATAGTCAAAGATTTTGATCCTGGACTATTGGTGATGTGTCTCAGTTCATTCTCTCTTGAACATACTACTCTTGGAGAAGAAAGATAGTTAATTTCATTTATTTGAACACTTTCGTATCCAAGATCTGTAAATGAGTTTTCATTTCCACTAATACTTGTTCCTGCGAACGTTCTCATTCTAGCAGACATAGAAGTTCCAGATGGAATTATATTTGCAAAGTTTGGAGTGATAGTTTCAAACTGAATATTATTGGAGATATTTGTTCCAGATCTTCCAGTTTGAACCGTGCTCAAGAAATATCTATCATCAGTTCTGGAAACTCCGATTGGATTTCCTTCAAAATCAGTAGCTCCCATCTCAATCTTAATATGATAACTATTAAGTTCAGTTGGATGTATTGTTTGATCTACAAGAGATAAATTGTGAACTTTATTGATCCTTCTAAGAGAAATTCCATTGAACTCATATTTTTCTACTAAAGATCCAATTGGATATGTAAGTTGAGAAACAAGAGTTCCATCTACACCTCTTTGGGAAATCGTTAAAGTATTTCCAGCAACTGCAGTATATTCGAATACCTCATAACCAATAATAGCATATCCGGGATTTGATCCATCTACAGGATAACCTTCAAAAGTTTCAAAACCAGAAGAGTCTACAAGAGTAACAGATGTTCCTGTTTGAGTTAATTCTGTAGTTGTATCTGAAGAACTTTGATCCAGTGTAGGTCTCATCTTAGAGATTCTCACATAGTTTTCAGATGAGTGCATTCCATGATTAGCTTGGAATATCTTCATATGAAGTCCAGTATTATATTGATCTACATTTACACTAGAAGCAGTTACTGCAGCACCAACATAAGTCGTAATTCCTGAAGAATTAATATAAGAAATCGTAGAAATACCAGTAGCAAAACTACCTTGCACATCCTCTATTACAAAAGTATTCTTGGATGCAATTGAACTTACCGAGAACTTTCCACCAAATCCAGTATTAAGTGGTGAAGTTTCTGGTATTACTAAAATATCGCCAACAGAATAATTATTTCCACCACCGGTAATTGTGATAACACTAATCTGTCCACTTGCATTCGTATTGATCGTTGCAACTGCACCTTCACCAATACCAGTTTCAGATTCTAAGGAAACATTAGTAAATGTTCCAGAAACACTATATCCTGTTCCAACATTTATCACTGTTGCCCCAGTTCCTACAGTTATACTACCACCAATTGAAGCTAAAGTTCCAGTAGCAGTTCCCTGAACAATCGTTACACCAGGAACAACATTAGTCTCGTCATATCCAGTTGATCCAAGACCAACTACAACTTTTCTTGAGAGTGGTAATAATTGATTTGCTCCAGTAACTGTGACTTTCTTATTAGATGTTGCTAGATCTGGATTAAAGAATCTAACAAGACCTTCATTTACAAAGTCTGCTCTATAAAGTCTATATCTAAGATCTTCCAGTTGAGCAGGAGACCAAGTTGAACCATTCTGGGATTTGAACATACTTCCCAGAGTAAACTGTTGAGAAACTTTTACTCCTGTATAGATATCATTTTGTCCAAGTTCGGAAACAAATACCCTATAATTTGGACTTCCTGACAGGAGAACCATTGCATATTCTGAACCTTGTTGAGTTCCAATAGGTGCTTGTCTTGTTGGAATTTCCTTTGGTCCGTTCAAATAGACCGGAGATGGGAATCTGATTCTTGTAGCAACTGTTCCATCTGTAGAAAGATTAACTTGATCTGGCTCAAGAGTAACCTCAGAGAATGGAACAACCATTGTGCTTGGAACACCCGCAATCATTGGTCTGATTTGGAATGTGACGGGCATAAATTCATCCTTTGTTTCAAAGAAAATATCACAAGAAGTTACAAAAATACCAGTTTCCTCACGAACATAGAATGACTGTGCAAGAGGATCCCATTGCTCCCATTGAGCTTGAGATGCATTAACTTGAGAAGTTAATGTAGTTGTATTTGTAATAGTAGTTACATTTCTAACTCTTTCTGGAATAATTGTTATATTTCTTGTTGTAGTAATGGTGAGTTCTTCAACATTTATAATACCCGATGAAGTGAATTCTTCCTGAGCAGAACTTTCATTGACTCTAGAGTTAGCAATAAACTCGTCAAAAATTTCATCCAAATTATTGAGTTCAGGAGTATCAATTACCATAAAGGTATTTTGTCCGTTAGTCCATTTTGGATTGCCGATAACCTTTGGATTTGGAATGAATAAAGAACCTAAAAGTCTTCCATTATTATCAGATACTAATCTGATTCTTCTAACCCTAGCAACAGCACCAGAAGAATTACCTATTAAAGTCATTTCAGGCCTTGCTAGACCAGAGTATTCTGTTTCTGATGGAAGTTGAAGTGATAATGTATCAACATTCAAGAAAGTAGAAGATTCTGTATAATCACTTTCTATTGATTGTTGTGTATATGGATTTAACTTAAATATATCTAAAGATGGAATTAAATTAGGATCCTGTGGCAATACTTCTCCGGTTGTCAAATCAACAACTGGGACAGGATTTAATATTGTTGGGGGATTGGAACCATCAAAAGGTCCAGTCTTATGATTTGGTTTACAAAGTCTAAATGAAATTCTTGATTCAGTATCAAAAGGACCACTAGTAACAGTTTCTCCAATTTCAAATTTACCAGAAACCATTTCAATCTCAAGTAATTTCGGAACAACATAGTTGCTTACATCAATACCCTCAAAGAAAGGATAGAATCTAGTTACTGGTCTTAAACCTTTAATATCAAATTCTATATTTCTGCTTCTTAAGAATCTAACAGGTTCAGTATAGTGAGAAATCGACTCAGAAATAGTTTCTTCTGTTAAAATTTCTGGTGGAAGAAGAATACTTTGAGTAGTGGTTTCTGTTGTCTCTTGAACCACGTCTTCCACAGTAACTGAAGCGGTTGAAAAATCAACCTCAACAACTATAAATCCAGCAAAAAATGGTACATTATCTAATCTATTGAAGAAACTTGCAGCAGCATCTGGAGGCAATAATCTAGTAATTAAATCTCTATCTTTTTGAGTTACTTGTCCAATGTTCACTTCCAAACGTAAAGTATCTGTTCCAGAATAAAAACCAATTTCATTTGTACGATTATTGGGACCGTTTCCAACACCTCTTTTTGCTCCTTCCAGATTTATAGGAACTCCACCAATAGTTGTTGCTCCATTAAGAATATTTCTTGCATTATCAATCCAATCAATACCATTAATACCAACTAAAGCATTTGCTTCATCCTGACTTATTCTATCATCAACTATTACATCTTCAACAACAGTAATATTTTCATCTGGAACTGGTGGAGCATTAAATGTATTTTCAATTAAGTTTGTTTGAGTTCTAAATTCTTCTTCAATCCAAGAATCTGATGGAGGATTGAGAGTTATTAAACCTTCCCAATATCTTACTAAGAAAGGAGTGACACTTTCAGTTTTAGTTGCATATGGTTGTTCATAATAAAGAACCTCATTGTAATCAAGGGTAATTAAATCACCAGTTTTTCTAACTCCAGGTGATCCGAGATCAGTTACGTAACTCTTATCTACATTCGAATTAAATGTTTGTCCTACACCAAGAATTGCCTCGGATCCAAGCTCCAGGTCTAAATTTGTAGTAAAATGCTTGGGTCTTAAAGCTGCTTTACTGGTATCAATTGCACTTCTAAATGAAGGATTTGAAGTATCATGATACATGTGATTTGTGAAATTATCCACAAAAAATCCACACTTAAATCTATCTAATCCAGTTTCAGCATCTTTAATGACTAAATTTTCAGTCTTTGATTCTAAAAGGGATAAAGTAGTATATTTTTCAAGTCTCTGAATTCTATCTTCCAATTTAGAGATATCGGACATTCTATATCTTTTATGTACCGACATGTCAACAGCAACATTATTTGTGTTGAATGTGTATGGTGAAATATAAATAGTAGCAATATCTAAAGTATTTGATTTATTTTGTGGGGGTGTGGGGACATTTGATGGTTGTCCTTGAATTATTTCGAATAATCCATCTGGTCTTAAAACAACTTTATCAATTCTGCCAACATAATAAGTGTAATTTAATATGATATTTTCACCAGATGCTAAAACATAATTTGAGTATTGACCATCTACATCAAAATTTCTTGAATTAAATTCAAATGGGGATCTATTTGATGGGGTGTATGGTGAAACTCTTGGTCTAATATCAATAAAATCAGTTAATCTAGCACCGTCCAAATAAGGAACATCATGCTTATAATTTGATACATCATAACTATTAGCAGTTATAAATTCTCCAGTATCTGACGAATCTATAGTATAATTCTGGAATATTACTTTTAATTTTCCTTTTGGTTCAGAAACATTTCTTTTTCTAATTATTCTTCCATAGTCGTAGTATGATCCTCTTTGACCACCATCTAAGTAATAATTTGCAGAAACATTTTTGCTACCATTTGTTTTTGCAGAAACTATAGCTTGAATATTAGACTCTTTACCTAAAACGGTTTCGCCAATACTAAACTTGAAGGTATTTAAGAATACATATTCTATCTTGTCAGAATCTTTCTTAGAGAATACTAATGCAACTGCACCCGAAGAACTTCCTACAATTTGTTCTCCAACAATAAAATCAGAGTTATTGTTTGATGGTCCACTGAATCCACTTAAAGTAAGATATGGAAGAGTTGGATCATTACTATCATCAGACTCATAAATTGCCAAGAATCTAAGAACATCTGGAACATTCAAACTTATTTCTCTGTCTTGAACTCTTGTTCCATAAACATTGCTATAAGTGAGTCCATCGTTTAATGTTGTAGTTCCAATTCCAGATGATGATAACTTTGAGTTGGAAACTATAATAGAAGAAGTTTTATTTAATTTTTTAGATTTTGAACTTGCTCCAACATTCTTTACTGTAGCAATTATTTCAGCATTACCAGATGCCTTTGATAATCCAGAAAAAGTTGCCGTTTTTCCAGTAACACTTAGTAAAAATTGATCTCTACGAAGAGTTTCATAAGTTCCATCTTCATAAGAGATCACATACCTATCTTCATCAAAAGATTCGAAGAAAATGTCTTGATCTTCTGGTGGTACTGTTATTGAAATGGTATTTGAAGAGAAAGTACTGGTAAATACTCTTCTTTGAATTACTTCATTTTCTGAAAAGTTAATTGACTCAATATTTTTTCTTGTCAGTCTAGTTACTAAAGAACTATTTTTTGAATTGATATTTGTACTTACTTTGATTATATTCGAAACAGAAGTGTCTGAAGTTCTTAAAGAACCGTTACAAATTCCACTTACCGATGTTAAAGCTTGTACTTCAAAATAAGTTCCCGCAGCACTAACATTTGTTACTTTATTATATACAGGATCACTTCCATTGAGTGAATATGAAATAATATCTCCCGATTTTAATATTCTTGTGAAATTATATTCCAATCCAGCAGATACCGTACTGATTCCAGAAGTTCCATTAGTAATACTAAAAGTAGTTCCAGGTCTAGCAATATAAGACTTTTTATTCAATGCAAAATCTGCATTGAAAGTAGTAATTCCAGTTTGAGAATATACCGATTTTACATCCCCAATAGAATAGTCTCTTACAAAATTGATCAATCTAGTATCTTCAATTCCATTGATGACAATCGGTTCATTTTCTATAAAAGAACCGGAAACTTGATAGAGATTTAGAATTCTATTGCCAGAAGAAACACTTTCAACAAGATATCCCGAAGCATTACTTCTTTTACCCTCAACATATGCTGGTGTTGTTAAAGTGGATGTGAGTGATGTTGTTAAACCAATTTGAGTGAATGTTGAAATATCGAATAATCTTAACTCAAATCTACTTGTGTCATCAACATAATTTGTTTCTGGAAGATACTCATATACTCTTGCATAACCAATAGTTGTTCCTGCAGCAACATAACTGGTAGATCCTATTCTAGAATCCATTAAGCTAACTACAGCATCTGTCCCAAGACCTGGAGTTACTGAACCATAAACTCTATTGACAATAGCAAGAGAACCTGCATTATAAGATACGGATTCTGAAGTTACTGTTTCAGTAGTTCTTGCTTTAGGTACATCTAACAAAGTTGCTGAAATAGTTTCTACATCATAACCACTAACATATGCTTTTCCTGGACCAATCTCATAAACCATCAAATCTTCAGATGCCACATTTCCTTGTGGAGTTCTCTGTCCCTCAAAGAACATTCCATCCGAAAGAGTTCTATCATTCAAACAGTCTCTGACAAAGAGAGTGAATGGTTTTACAAAATAATCTCCGGACTCATCACTAGTTCTTCTTGCTAGTTCATCACGAATTAGATTATATTGTGCATTTTTTGTAAAGAATTGAGGAGAGCCATTCTGAACTCTAAGAATCTCTACGAATGATCCTACATCATTATCATTAATATCTTTTTTTGTTAAAATTAACTCTAATTTGAATCTATCTGCACCAGGTGCTGCATAATTTGAAAATCCCTGAGCATTATCTACTAAATCTGGATCTTCGTCTGAATTTACTACAGATTCTAAAACTTCAAATCCAACTTTATATGATGGATTTACTCCGTATTGATCTAAAAGTATAGTCTGAGCACTAACATTAGCGAAGATACCACGAACGAAATATACACCATCTGCAACAGAAACGGAACTTCCCTCAGATAATCCATTTTCTGTTAAAACATTACAAAATCCCTGACCAACTTGAATGGTTGTGTTTCCGTAAGAAACTGGAGTGTCTAAAAGTAAAGTTTCTCCATTGCTAAAAATTTTAGTATCAAAATCTTCCCCACCACTTTGAAGATACTTTACATAAATTGTATTATTTCCTCTTTCAGAATCTTCTGCCTTAAGTAAATAGACTACTTCTGCAGTCACTCCACTAATTGATCCTCTAATTCTTGATCCAAGAAGATTATCAAAATACAATGATACAGGAACGCCACTGTACTGAGATTCGATTTCTACAGCATAAAGTGGATTATCGTACCTTAACTGTCCAGGAATTACTACAGAACCCTCTTTGAAAATATGCTTTCCAAATTGTTCTGTTTGGTATTGTGATATAGATTGGAGATTATTTAACTCTCTAGCCTGAACAGGATATCCAGGTTTAAATAAAACCTTATAATAATTTTTTTCCGAATCAAAATCGTCAAAGTATGGAGAGACGTTGAGGTTAGTTTCCTGTGGCATAATTCTTTAGAATTGCAAAATGACTTTGATATCTTCTTTTTGATTTGATGATCTAGTGATCGAAGGTCTATTATCTACATAAATGATATTTCCCGAGTACTTCTTAACTTCAGGATTAGAAACTCCAGATGTAAACGATTGACCCAAATAGTATGTCCTACTATTTATTACTGTAGATATACCAGTAAAGTTTGTATCCAGTGATAAAGTATTATTAATTCCAGTAATAGTAGTAGTTCCCCCTGTACTGACTGTTGAACTAAATCTGTTCAGTTTGAATCCGTAAACTGGGTTAATATTTGCAGATCCATCAGTATTAAATCCAGACAAAGATCTATCCTGCCAGTATTTCAATACTCCTGTAGTTTGGTCATAAGATATTACTCTTCCAACAGCTGTTGATCCAACTCCGACTGTTTGAGTTATTCTACTATCTGCTGGGAAAGATGCACTACTATATCCAACTCCAGTGAGTTTTAATGCTCCTACAGCACTTGCCTTTGATAAATTTAAGATTGACGTAGAATCATATGCTTGTGGATTTTCTACAATTCCAATTCTTGCTATTTGATTGCCAACAATAAAATCTGGGTTTTCTAAATCATTTTCAATTCTAGAATAAATTAAGACGTTATATGCACCCAATTCTCTATAAATGTCAGCACCATGACCTCCTTGAGGAGGTATAATGACATTAAAAACAGGTGAAGTAGACCCTGTTGGAACACCTCCTGTTACCAGGTCAACAGTTCCATAAGTATAGCCAGACCCACCTTTGGAAATTGTTACCGTTTCTACTTTAGAATCATTATTAATGACAATGGTACACTCAGCACCAGATCCATCACCTCTAATTGGAACATTTGTATAAGTTCTATTTGCTGTCCCTAAACCAACTCCACGGTTAGTTATGGTTACAATTTTCAGTTGTCCACTTGTTGATGCGTTATCCCTAACAGCAGCATTCGTAGAACTAGTTTCCCAATCTTTTGGAACTGGAATATAATTTACAGAATCAAATTTTATGATGTCACTTGGATTTATTGTATAGAGATACTTCCATACATATCCATCTCCACTAGATCCAGCAGATCTGGGTTCCAAATCTACAAATGTTGGTTCATCTAAAGATGGTCTTCCCTCTGGATTTTCTGGAGAAGTTCCATTCCGCAAACAAATGTAAACTCTATAATCACTGTTTACAACATAATAATTTGCGGAATATAAACTCGTTGCTCCAGAAGGCTTAGAAGTATTGGTTCTACTAATATCATGACGATACATATCATAAGTTGTTCCTGACTGCCAGGTGACTTTACGGACAACTTGCTTTACATCATCTTCTCCAATCTTCTTGAGAGCAATCATCGTATCCCAATAATCATTCTCCTGATCAAAGTTATCCTTTGGTGCTGGAGGAGTTACATCCCAAGTAGATGAATAATCAGTCGCATTAGGAAGACCTACAAAAGCATAATAAGAATTTGAAGAGGAGGTTGCTGCAGAAACAAAACTCTTAGCATTCAGTATTCTTAATTGATCAGTTATAATTGCGGACATTTTATGAGTTTTTTATCTATTTATGATTAGATTAGATTGATTTACGTAACGATATTAAGGGTTCCAACCATACCTGAGTGATGAGTGCATTGATAAACTAAAGTATTTGGAGCATCAAAAGGAACTGTAAATATTTGCGTTCCAGTTTGAGATCCACTCAAGAATGAAGTAGTATAACCAGATCCTCCACTGCTTGTGCGAATCGCAAATGGATGAGATCCACCTGTAGAATTTTCAAAAATATAAGTAAATCCTCTATGTAAGTAAAGAGTTGGATTATCGGTGCTATTCAATACTCCAGGGCCAGCGAGTCTATATGCAGAAGCTCCACTTGAGGTTATATAGTATTTGAGAGCAAATCCAATATCTGTTCCATCACCAACAGTTGTATTGGTTCTGAAACTTGTGGCAGTGATAATTCCAGCAGAATTTGTATTTCCAGAAATACTTAACTGATTTGTAAAGGTAGTTCCAGTGATTGTTACACCAGTTCCAAGAGTTTCAAATTTCTTGGAGTTATCGTAATAAAGAGAAGCAGAACCATTAGTAGTAAATGTTGCAAAGTTTTCACCGTTTTGAGCACCAAGAGTAAGATTATCTGCCCAAATTGTTAATGGAACATTATTAAAACCTACAATATAATTTGATGCCGAAGGTGATGTTTGATAAAAAATTCCTAAATCAGAACTTCCAAAATACAATCTATTTTGACCTGTAACATAAACACTGTTTTGGAATGTAGAAACACCAGAAACATTTAACTGTGTTGTGTTTAATTGATTAAAAGTCGAAGTTCCAGATGTATTAATACCAGCAATACCACCACCACCGCCAGGAAGATTAGTTAATCCTGATCCATCACCAACGAATGATGATGCTGTAACAACACCAGAAACATTAAGTTGTTTAGCAAATAGTGTTGTCCCAGTGACTGTAGTAATACCAGCAAATGTAGAAACACCAGAAACACTTAAAGTTTCAAGAGAAGTATTTCCTTTTACTGTAAGAGCAGATGTTGGATTTGTGGTTCCTACTCCAACATTTGAAAGTGTATGAATTCCTGATGCTGTTGATACCCACTGAGATGATGATCCACCAACCCCTGAAGCATTTATAGTTACCTGTCCTGTTGATCCAGATACTGTTACATTAGTACCGGCAACAATAGATGTTACAATTCCTGGAGACAGATTAGTTCCATCTCCGATGGCCGTATAAATTTCACTAAAGTTGGCATTAATTTTAATAGCACCTGTTAATAGTGCATCACCATCTCCTGCATCTGGGGAAGAACCAGTATTTATTCCTTGTCTTGCCATCGATAGTTATACCTTTATGAATATTTATTAGTTGACATAGTTTTTATACTTAAGTGGGTTGAAACGAATTACACTTGCAGAAGTATTAATTCCACTAAAACCATAAGATTTAAATTCTTTCGGTTCATTTCTGGAAAGATCATAAATTCTTCCCCAACTAAATTCTCCAATATAGTTGGAAGTAGTAATAGATCCTCCAGAATAAGTAGTAATTCCGAGATAATCCCAGGTATAATACGTGGAATCAAAGAATATTGTTGATGATCCCATTCCAATAGTGCTTATTCCAGTTGTAGGTTCTACTACTGCAAATACTCTCTTGATAACTGTTGTTCCAACTCCAACAACATTTTTGTAATGAGTTTCGATAGTATCTACTTGATAAATTCCATCGACATATTGAGTAGAAAGTCCAATAATTGATCCATTAGTTCTATATGTGAAGAAGTTTGTAGATGCTGCTCCAACATTTGAATTTTGAACAACAAAGAAGTCACCAACTTGGATCTGACTTACTGTAATTGCAGTTCCTACAACATCAGTATCTCTCAAGAACGAATCTTGTGGTATATAAAGATCAAATATGTTTTTATCGGAACCAGAAATTGTGGATATACCATATCCAACAATAGTGCCAAAATCACCAATATAAGATACTGAATCGATTGTTTCTTTTGTAACTGCAGGTGGTTCTATTAATACTACTGGTGGATTTGATGTAGTATATCCAGTTCCGGGAGAAGAAACTACAATATTAGATACAGTGCCTGCAGAAGAAACAACAGATAATACTGAAGCTCTTTGTGTTGATCCAAGACCAACGGGATTTTCGATTACTATTTCTGGTGGATTAGTTGAAGTGTAACCTATACCACCATTAGAAATAATAATTGATGATATTGTTCCTGCGGCAGAAACCACAGCAGTAGCGGATGCGGCAACTAAATCGTTTTGAGAAATGATTGTAATTTTATTTTGTGGAATCTCGGAAGTTCCATCATGCAAGTACTCATCATAACTATCAAAGAAAGTTTTTACACTCTCTACCCAAATTTGTGTAGATGAGATGCTTACATTTTCAATTAAGTTTGATGTAGGAGTAATCAATGGTTCGTAAAGAATTCTATCTTTTCCAACTTCTTGTCCGTTTATAATCTTATCTTCAGTCTGTCTACACCAGATCAAAGGTCTTAATAAAGTTTCATCTTCAGTAATTCCTGGTCCAGAATAAGTATTTGTCTCTAAAATATCAGTAGAGATGATATCAGTTACCAATCTAGAATCTTGATTTAATCCAACAAAATCACTATTAATCTTAACAGTGTCTCCTTCCTTGATAGTCTCTAAAATATCAACATTGACAGTATCTACATTTCCAGTTCCTTTGTAGAATAGTACTTTGGATTTATCTCCAACTTTAGGTGGTTCGACAAAAGTAATTATACTTCCACCTTCAAATATGTAAGAAATATCTGGAACCTGTAATATGTCATTAATAAAGATTAATAAATTGGATTTAACTTCAATATTAGATCCTTTTTTGGACCTCATTGTTGTTTGATTGCCATTTATTCTAATTGGGAAAGTTGTTCTTTCTCCATCAAATAGTGAATCGAATGGATCAATGACTTGAAGATCTCCAATAGACCAACCAGAAAATTCATCACTAAATGTTCTATCGATAGTAACTTCAAATTGTTCGAATGGCAATGAAGTATTTGTTGGAATTCCAGTGGTTCCACCGATAGCAACAGTGAGTTTTTCTGATTGACCATATCCATATCCAGAATTTTTACTATTGAATGAGATTACACTAGATCCCTGACCAACGACAATATCAACTATTGCCTCTGTTCCAACTCCACTTGAAGATGAAGTATAAATTAATGGAATGTTTGAATATGAAAGTGGATCATCAAATATAACAATAGGTGGATTTGTTGACGTATATCCAACTCCTGGATTTGTAATAGCTACGCTAACAATATGACCTCCACTAATTGAAGCAGTTCCAATGAACTCAATGGAATAATTTCCAACACTAGATGTTGCTACTCCAACATTAACTACACTTTGAACTCCAGGTCTATATCCAGAACCACTGTTTCCTATACTAATTGATTGAATTGTTCCGAGTCCAGAAATGACAGCAGTTCCACCTGCTGCTACTAATGGTTGATAACCAAATCCTCCAGTAGATGCAACCGATACAATTATTCCTCCACGAGGAATAATTGCTGTGTTAATATCATATGAAGCAGAAGATGCAGTTCCTGTAAATGAAATTTGAGTTTCACCCGCAGATTCTGTAAGATAATAATCTCCCAAAATATCAACACTACCAAATCTTTCTGGACCTTGGAATATGTCATTAATCAATACAATAGCATTACTTGTAGATATTCCGGATATATTAGAACCTTCAGATTTGATGGAAAATGAAGTTGTAATTCCATTAAAATCTCTAGAAATATCATCAAACACATAATTGAAAGCATATGAATCATTAACATCATTGGATAAACCAGATCTTATGAATGATCTTCCATGGAAAGTAGAATGAGTCTCTATACCCACAAAATCTCTGCTATCTGGTGGATTTGATGTAGATCCTATTGGAGTTAATCCATAAGGAGCTTCTACAAAATTAATAGTATTATCAATAATATTATAATCACCTCTAACTTTTGTTATTAGTGAATTTTGAGCATGTGATGCAATACCTGTTCCCATCCAGAATCTTTGGACTAAGATGACATTAGTTGATCCCAATCCAACAGAATTTATTCTCATAATTTCATCATCAATCTTAATCAAGTCTCCTCCAAAGAATGATGTAATTCCAGAGAATGTTAATCTCTCATCAGTGATTCTTACTTCTTCTGCAAGAGTAGTTGTTATTGCAGTTGAAACAATAGGGGATTGAATTAGGTTGTCTATTCCAATTAATACTCTAGAATTTTGATTGGTGGAAACAAACCTGTGAGAAGTTCCAATTCCAACACTTGTAATATCTAAAATATTTGGTGGAAGTTTTAAAGCATCTGAAGCAGAAGCCGCAACTTGAACTCCAAGTTCATTGCTCTTTACGATATAAAGAGTACTTGGAAGTTTATCAGTAACTCCAACACCAGAAATAGTAGTCGTAGCAATTCCAATTGCTTGAGTGCTTCCAGCTCCAGCAATTGTATATGCAACCTTTTCACCAGTTACAAAGAAATGTTCTGGTATGATGATAACATCATTGTCAATATCAACTATAGAAGAACTACTTCCATCAAAATACCTTTCAAAAATTGGATTTTGGTTATATGTTAACTGGAAAGATCTTCTAACATTACTTTGAGATGCTTCATAATCTCCATATCCTGTTCTAATAAATGCATTTGTAAAATCAATTTCACGATATGGTATTGCGTCGTTAACTAGACCTATAGAATTTTGATATACTCTAACCTCAACATCTATATCTGGGTTGGGTGTAAATGTTAAGTCTACACTTCCAGTAGAAGGTACAAAATTTATATCAATAAGACCTATAGATGAATTTGTATTAATAATACCAAACTCGGTGATATGTGGATCAACATCATCATGTGCAACAACAACTTCCGAAACTTGATATTGATTGTTGGTTAGATCTTCTACACTTACTATAAAGTATGATCCAGAATATGCAGAAGAATATGTAGCAATCGTCGTAATTCCAGGAGATGGAGTGGATGATATTGCAACATAATTTGACTGCAAAACTGAATTATTAAAAGATTCTACACCAGTACTTGTGGAAGAACTATTTGCAATAGAAACTCTGATAGAATTTATATTATAAGAAACTGTAGTAGTATTATTTGGAATCAAATCAATATTAATATTAGAACCAGAATAATATGCATTATAAGTTCCGATTCCTGATTCTGAATATGTAACCAAACTTCCACTGGCCAATTGACCATATTCTTGTAAGATAATATCAGTACCATCATGGATTAATGTTATTTCATCAAATTCATAATATGACGAATCTGTAGCACCAATCTGAACAATAACCTTCGAAGATCTATATGTAGAAGCAATACCAACAACAGTTATTGGAGATGAACTTCCTGATGAAATAGTTGTTGTTGAAGATCCAACAAAAACAGTGCTTCCAAGATCAGTTGATCCTATTGATGATATGGTATCTCTAATATCAAAAGAAACACAACTTATATTATAATCATTGATTAATGATCTAGTCGGATAGAATAAAAGATTTCCTTCATCACCAGCAATAGAGAAATCAAAGAATCCCATATTTCCATATGTATCAACTGCACCATATTGATTAATATATCCATTTGATCCATCATGCACTAAAGTGACCAAAGAGACTTGCTTTTGCTCACTGAATCTTCTGTCTCTAACAAAAGTCAAGAATTTTATAGATCTTGAATCTAAACCAAAAGTATCAACTATGCTAAACTGAGTAGGTCTTGGATTGCTATTAAATTGATCACTAACATCATCAATAAGTAAAACTCTATTTCCAATAGATTCTATGTAATCTTGGATAATTCTGGAATTAAATACAATTTCGTTGGATTTAATTTTTCCATCAATAGAGAAATTATTTTCCTTAACTAAATCAAAATCATAAACACAATTTAAATCAATTGATCTTGAAAGATCAGCAATTCCAGTAAAATCGCCAGAATCTTGAGATGTGGTTATTCCTGAAGTAGTAACGGAAGATTCTACGATCAAATCACTGAATTTTTTAAATCCTGCGGTATGATTTAGATTTCCTACAGCATCTCCCCAAGTATCAAATGGTACTTGAGATTTTAACGAATATGAGAAGTATTGATAATAATCATTGTCATGTATTCTTTGGAATTGATTATCAAGAATTCCAGTTTCTTTCTCCCATCCCTTTTTAACGATTGAAGATGATGAAACAGTATATGATCCTTTTGTTTCAATTAAAGAAGAAATCATTCCTCTCGATGAAGAAGATTTTCCGATAATCGTTTGACCTTCTGTAAATTGGTCGGATGTTGATATCTTAAGATATTCTGACGATGGATCCCAATCAATGACCTTTCCTTCACTTAACGATTCATTGGAATATACCTCTTCACCAACGTAAAACTCATTTTTTTCTAAATCGATATTGAAAATTGGGAAATGTTTTTGTGGTATAATTCTTGCAGAAGAATTTTCATTATTAAAAGTTCCAGGAATTTCTCCATTTTTCAAATACTCTGTCAGACTATATGCAACAGTAGCTCCAATTCCTCCAATATTTGGAGTGGTGTTAGTCAATGTGAACAGGGCATAATTGTAATTTTCTGAATTATATCCAGTTCCTGTAGATCCAACTCCAACACTAACATTCTCAATTAGAACTTTATCTCCAATCTCAAATGGGAAATCTGATACATTGCTAAAACTAGAACCTAAAGTAACAATAACTTCTTTTGATGATGAGTTAAAATCTAATGAACTAATTCTAACGCCGTTCGTATTGTTGATTGGAATAATAGTGGGAGTAACATTGTTTATACCTTTAGTATTTTTTAGAATCTCAACATTAGTACTTCCCAAAGTATATCTGAGATCAACATCATTTACGATGTTACCTGTCAGTCCATCAAGGACAATCAAATTTGGTGAAAGTGAATATCCTTTCCCTACAGAAGAAATTCCAATCGAATTGAATGATGATTGTGTCTTTATTTTTAATATTTCAGTTGCTTTTGCTGTTGGTCTAATTGTCAAATCTGATGGATATTCAAATCCAATATCTTGAATTTGATAATTTAAGATACTTCCAATATTTTTGGATTCTAAGTCTAATAAGGCTTTGGTTCCAATTCCAGTTTGAATTTTTGATATTGATGGAAGTTCCTTTAAATTTCTGCCAGAATTTTTTATTTTAATTGAATTTATTGGGCCATAAACATTATTTGAATTTGTGATGTATGAAATATCCGAACTCTCAGAGTTGTACGAAGATACTTCTGGAGTATTCTCTGACAAGAAATTAAAAGTATTTGTAGAAATTCCAATAACTTTTTTCTGACCACTATAAACACTTTCCAATATAGAAATCTGGCCAAATCCAATAACTTCTTTATCGACTATTGATTCTTTTTTAGTATCAAGTGATAAATTGGTATTGATTGGATCTAATTTATAATATAAGATATTGGGAGTAGTATTAGTGGTTCTTAAAGTAACGGTAGCAGTGGTATCGATCCCCACTTTTCCAGATCTAACAACTTCAACAAAATCTGATTGGGAAAAATCAAATTTATTTTTAAAATCAGAATCAGTGTAGAAATTCAAGTCAAAAGCAGAGTATAAGATAGAGTTCTTTATGAATGACAATGAAGGATCTGAAACCTGAATCTGTAATCCCTCTCCCTTTACCAACTTAATTGGTGGATTTATTGGCAAAATATTTCCAGTGGAAGATGATGTAATGTTTACAACATCTCTTTCCTTTCTAGTTGAATAATATTGAGTATTTGATAATTGAATAGTATTTCTGTCTACAACTATAACATAATATATTTTTTCATCAATTAGACCACCACATGGAACAGTTGACGTATGAATAACTTTTTGTCCTGTTGTAAATCCATGATTTTCAATAGATATAGTATTTTTTACAATATCAACATCTGAAGAACCAAATGATCTTTCATTTATAATAGTCCTTCTACTATAGTCATTATATTTTACGTTGAGAGATGTTGTTAATCCAGAAGTAATATCTAAAATAACACTATTGTTCAAGAATAATCCATGAGATGATGCTGTTGATACAGTAACTATATTTTTTGAAATTTCACCAACAAGTATATTAGGATAATTGGTCTCAAGACTATGAGTATTTCCTAAACCAACCCCAGTGAAGTATAATAAAGAAGCTGAAGTAGTTCCTAACCCAATATAAGAACCTATTGAACTTAAACCGACTCTAAAAGTTGATAAACCAATTATATCATTGGATATTTTTGTGGCATAAAGAATTGAATTGTCACTTAATTGGAAAGAAGAAATTCCATCAGTTGATATTGATATTGATGATCCACCATTTGATGAATAAACTAATTCATCACCATTTTCTAAATTATGGTTTGGAATGTATAGTGATCTAGTGGGTATAGTGACCTGTGTTATACCTACTCCTGGATTTGAAAACACAATAGTAGATGTTATACCTACACCAGAAGTAGTTCCAAGTCCAACAGTATTTTGCGGATCAAAATACTGTTGCCTATTTCTAGAATTTAAATTATAGTCATTGATGATATTAAAGTTCAGTGACATTCTTCTGGGAACTTCCGTTAGGACTTCTCCAGCAGAATAAGAAGTTACACCAACAAACTCATTTGTATTTCTTAAAACTCTAATTCTAGAAGATACTACATCAACATTTAAAACCTTAACTAATTCATTTGATATTCTATAGATATCATTTTCTTGTATTGCAGTATCCGATAAATTACCAGAAACATTAAAGTAAGTTACAGAACCAGTGCTTGTTGTAGAACCAACACCAGATGTTAATCTAAGTACATTTGTTGCAATGTTAACTTGAGAATAGTTATTGTACTCTTGATTTGCATTAAAATTGACAAAATCTAAATTATTGAAATAATGTGGAGATGTTGATATTGCTGTATATTTTTGATCATCTCTAAATTTATAAAATTCAACATTTGTTACTATAGATGTTGTCGCTGAGATAGAAGTTACCGATTTTCCTTCAACAAAAGATACGAAAGCTTTTGGTGGAATAGAATCTAAAGATCTTGCAGAAAATTCAATAGAATCTCCTACTTGATAGTTTTCTCCACCAGTCAAAATTCCAACAGAAGTTATTTGTCCAGAAGATATTGATTTTGCTATCGAATATTGATTACGAATATCATTTGGATTTGTAATATATGCATAACCAGAATTAGAATTCATCAAATTATATGGGGAGGTATTTCTCAACCAACCAGTTTTATTAATATCGAAGTCTATTTGATTAGAATTTGTTGAGAAATTATAATCAATTGGTTTTGATTTATAAGTATTTCCTATAAAATATGGGAATACTGGTTTCTTATAATTTTTGAATGATCCACTTGTCTCAACAAGTTCTGAAACTGTTGAGAAATATGCATATGTCCCATTTGGATACTCTGGAGTTACACAGAATCTGCCATTATTTTCATCAAGATCCCCTCCATTGATAAAGGTGTAATCTTCTACAAAAAATCCCAAAGGATAAATTGTAGAATTTGGTCGATTTTGTTGGGGTAAGATTTGATATCCAGATATCATCTGTCTAACTCTTCCACCACTTATTGAAGTGTATCCATATGGCCCATAAATTGGATTTCCGTCATATGCCCACCCAATAATTGGAGAGTGTGATCTTGAATCAGTCTCTCTTCCATTAAGTAAAGTTAAATCTGGTTCATAAATTGTTTCACCATTATCAAATCTAGTTCCAAGAACTGAAGTTCTGAACTTTCTTGGAGCATATAAATGAGAATACTGTAAACCAAACTTATGAAGTCCAACAGTTGCAATTCCATCATCTTCAGTAATTTGATTTGATTGTATAAATCTCTCAACAAGATTGACATTCCAACTCTTAATTTGAGCACTAAGATTTGCTGATGATCCTGATGGTATTACATCAATAGTTGTTTTTCCTTCAACGTATCCTGAACCACTGGATACGATTACTACAGAAGCAATTGTTCCATTAGAAAGTATTGGTGTAAGAACAGCTCCAAAACCAGGACCATTTATGACTAAATCTGGAGGAGAGTTATAATAACTGCCAGAATAGTTAACTATTACATTTTCAATTTTTCCATTATTAATTACTGGGGTCAGTTGAGCTCCTGAACCTGATCTCAGAATAAAGTTTGGTTGTCTTACATAGTTTAAAATTTCCTCAGATCCATAAGAAGATCCACCATCCTGAACAAAAACAGAATCTATTTCTCCCCTAAAGATAGGTTGAAGAACAGCATTAAAATCTTGGTCAGATAACGTTGAAACTCCAATTACACCAGATGCTCTAACAGTAATCGGTTCATAATTGAAAATATGGAGTCCACTTCCTACTGATTCGAAATTTATGAACTGATTAGTCTTTTTGAAGAAATCTTTTTCTTGAGTTCCTACACCTACATTTGATAATTTAAATTTATTTTCATCAACAACTGAAACATAGTATGTCGAAGTAGTTGCAAGTCCAACTATGGGATTTTCTGTAAAAGAATATACTAATATATCACCATCAGAATATCCATGATCAAAAATTTCTATTGTATTTGATGCAGTGTTTATTCCTGTTGACTTTGATACTCTTTTTTTATTTGAATAACCATTTCCACCATTAGGTATTAAGATTGATCCAATTTTTTTCTTTTTATTTGTAGATTGGAATTTATGATTTCCTATACCAAATGATGTTAAAGAAATTGTATTAATTCCCGAAACAGAATCATCCAAATTCTTATGAAGTTTAATTGTATATCCATTTTGAACGGATACAAAATATTGAGAATTGGTCGATAGACCTCCGACAGAAGTTTGTCCTTCTGGATCATAAATTACCAGTTCATTATCTCTGAATTTGTGGTATTCTGGGAATGTTATAGTATTGGATGATAAATCTACTAAAGATGAAGAAGACTCTGAGTTAAAATAAACCTCATGATCAAAACTGATTAAATTAACTCTAGCGGAAGCTTCCGATCCACCACCACCAGATACAATTATTTTGGGATCATTTAAGTAATCAAAACCACCATCAATAATATTAATTTTACGTAAACTACCGGTTACAGCACAGTATGCGGTGACTCCTGTTCCAACTTCATCAGTAATTTCTAAAACTGGAGGATTGATTACATCATAATTGTCACCAGAAGAAATTACATTAATTTTTTCTATTGGTCCGTAAAAAATAGAATCTGGAGATTTGTAATTTAAAATTTCAACACCATTTACCAATACACCTGTAGATCCAGGTTCTGTTACTTCTTTATCTCCATTGACAATTAGATTAGATAACTTTCTAATAATTTTCTGAGGTTCTATTTTTTTAGATTCTAGAGTAACCTCATCTACAAAATTTGCAAGTTCTATTTTATCGTTATTTGCAAATCCATCAAAAGTAACAAATTTATTATTTGATATATTTGGTCTGCTTTTTGATAACTTTATCGTAGTATCATTAATTTTTTTGATGAAGTAATATCCATCAGAAATACCCAAAGTATTTTCTTGTCCACTTGATCTGTAATATACAGCATCTCCTGTATAAAATGAGTGGTTTCCAATAGTTAGCTCTTCACCACTAAAAGAACCAGAAAAAGTTTTTGATTTATCTCTTATATCTAACTCTTGATCAAGATATGTTGGTAAAGATGGTGCAGTAACAAACAAAGAATTATCAGAATCAATATAAACATTTTGAACATTAGATGTAAACTTTGATAATTCTGGATAATTTTTAGAATTAACTCTTGAAAGAATTTTTTGTATTCTATATGAGAAACTAGAGCTAAAACTTATGTTTCCTCGGATTGAAATTGACTTAGTGTTATTATATGCAACTACAACCGCATCTGTTTGAGTTCCAATGGACGACTTTATTACTACTCTATCTCCAATCACAAAGGAGTGATCATCATAAAAAACTAAGCTATAAGTTGGAGCAGAAGATGAGTCTATTAATGAATGTGATTGTAAGTCATATTCAACAGCAATGTTAAAGAACCAATTATTTGCTTTATAATCTTTCGAATCCTCTCCAAGAGTTTTTATTTTTACTGGATAGTTAATATTTTGATATTGACTATTCTCCAGTTTAAGATCCGATAAAACTCCAGTAACTAAAAACTTTATTTGCCCCGATTCACCCTGACCATAAGCATAAGCATCAGATCTTATTTCTGTACCTGAATTTATCTCTTGAGTTATACCAGAGCAACCTAAAAATTGGGTTAAAGTTTTATCTTCATACGAAATAGTTAGAGATGTGTTATTAGGAAGGTCTACAATAAGATTTCCTGAGTTTGGAAATCCTGCAGTAGAGTCCACATCAATTGATGTAGAACTCGTTGTAAAACCAGAAATACTAGGATCTAAATCTACAATCGAGGTAATTACCTTTGATCTTGGATGAATAGTGAACTCTCCAAAGATAGTTCCATCAACATCAATATCTCTCTGATAACCATAATCTAAACTTAAAGTATAATACTCCTTCGAATCTCGAATTATTTTTTCTACTTTAGTTACAGTTCCACTTGCTCTATCCAGAAAATCATTTTGATCCTGATAGATTGTTCTATTAACTAAATCCTCAATATCTCCCTCAAGTTTTTCTACAACCAAATCTTTTGTTATTCTATACTCTGCATCCGATGGTTGAATTAAAAAATCTTGTGGGCGAATTACTTCTACATTTTCCCCATAGAGTGCTTTAAACAAAATTTTAAAAGACTCTGTGGTTCCCTTTGAGGAATAAAAATCTTTAGATTGTTTTACAAAAATAGATTCATTTAAACCACTATAAAAATCTCTATCCTCAAATCCTGGAGATATTTGAGATTTTACCTTTTTAAAAAATTGTTGCAGGAAAAGAATACTAAGATTATTAACCTTAGATCCTGAAGTATGCTGTTCTGAAGATGAGGTTGAGAAAACTAATTCATCAGAATTTAAAGGATTTTCTAAAGATGTGATCCCACTAAATCCTCTTACACATCCAGTGAAAGAAGTATTAGTTTTTGAGGTATATGTTATAATTTCCGAATCAATCAGAATGATTCCATAAGAGTCTGGAAATCCTGAAGTTGATTGCACATTAATTGTAGAATCAAAATAAGAAACATTAGAAGTTAATACTGTAGAATCTGTTAAATTAGTAAGATTATCTACCTTAACATATTTGTCTATATTTTGAATTAAGTTGTATGGAAGTCCTTCAGATTCCAAAGACAAATAATATTGATTCAAGAATTCGACAACTAAAGGAAACTCTTCCTTGACGAATTCTGGAAGTTGATTTTGGATAACCGAACTAATTTTGATTCTTGTTCCTGTCATTTTATATTCTTACGAGGTCTCCGTTTGAATAGCTAGAAGTTGTTACATATGATGAACCAGATATATCAGATCCAGAAAGTATTTGGTCTGATACCATATTTAACACACCATTACTAACGTCTAATTGTAAATATAAATCTTGCAAACCAATAACATCGTTAGATTGTGGAGATACTGATATTTCTATAGTCGATTGTTCACCACTTGATTTTGAAGTTCCTATGATATTCACAGGATTTAATAATATCTCCCCTCTTTCATAGTTTATAGTTCCTACGTTTCTACGAACTATACTTGGTGTCCTTGAAGAACTAATGGTAAAGAAAAATATTGATCCAGTCTTTTGGTCTGAATTTGGAATATCAGACATGTATAAAGTCTGATTAAATCCACTAACATTAAATCCAGAAGACTTAATGTTATACCCAGACATACTCTTTATATGAAATGAATTTCCAAAACAAATTTCATAATTTGCAAATTGATTTAATGCAGGTCTCATATCTCTTCTCATAATCATCTTCGTAATATTAGAAGTAACAGATGGATGACTGTCATCAATCAATTTTAAGAACTTACTATATCTAAATCTAGCTCCGTACTTATTTAATTCGGAAGAATTTGCATATGCATTGATATTATTAGAAATCAAAGTTTTAACATAATCGGAACTTGGAGCAGCATTTACATTATAATAAGCAGATATATCATATTCCAAATAAAGATATTTTAGATCTAAAATTTCGGGAACAATACCTGCAACACTATACTTTCTAAGACTATTTCTAATATTGTCTTTTATTTGACTTGATACAAATGCCCCATTGATTGGTTTTATTGATATAAAAACCTTTCCATATTTTGGTGGATTCAAATCTTCGCCACCAAAAACAGAGATTGATTCTGTTTCTGGATATATTGTTGGTATAATAGTTTCGTAATCAGTAGCAGTTACTGCTCTATTCTGTGAAGAGTATATTCTTGGAGCATATTTTTTAATTGAATCTACCGATTCTATATTTTGACCACCTCTGGATTCTGTATTAGTAGTTAATAGAGAAATTCCAGTATTTACTACACGATTATTATTGTCTACTATCCGACCATTAAATGTGAATGATGATATTCCGTTAGCATCTTCACCAGAAGTTGTAATATATGAAACTTCAATGAAATTTTGATTTTCTAATTTTGTCCCGAAAATTCCATCGCCAAAAATTAATTCATATCTCTGATCTTCTATTTCTTGAATAAAGAAGACATTAGATGTAGAATTAATATTAAAAAGATCAGTTGATAATGTAAATTTTCTAGAAGTAGTACTAGATTGAGTATTTCTCACAATTACAGATATTGATTTAGTATCAATATCGGAATTTTCTAAAATAAATCTTTGATTAGGATTATTCGAATTGACAGTAAATGTGTTAACTAAGTATGTTCCCTCATAAACATTAATATTTTCAAATAATGCAATTCCATTTACTACTGGACGAGTAACATCTGCAGGAATCGTAAAAGTATAACTTTGATTTCCAAATGAAGATGTTGATGTACAAATAGTTCCCTTTTTAAGGGTAAGAGTAACTGGATTTGTCGTTAAACCAGTTGCATCCACAAAAAAAGATATATTTGCCGAAGATGAAGTTTTTGACCTTGGAACATAACCAATGTTTCTTGCAAGTGATACTACATTTTCTCTTAGAGTTGCACTATCAATAAAGACCTCATTGCTAACCATGTTAGCATTATATGAGGTAATGTAAGTATTATATGCAAGAACATCTATTAAGGTGGATAAAGTAGATCCTTCAAAATCATAATCTGTAAAATTTGAATTGGATCTAAGATAATCCTTAATAGAGGTTTTTATCTGATCAAAGTCTAGATTTGTGAAATTTACTAATGCCATTTATCTTGTTGGCTGTAATGCGAATGATAACTGCTGAGGTAATACATCAATCCCAACAATATAATAATTTATTGTGACATTGAATTCATTATTATCATAGTTTGGAGAAACATCCACTGAGATTAAATCAACTCTTGGTTCATAGTTATTAATTGTGTTAGTAATCTCATCTTCAATCACAGATGCTGAAATCTCATCCATGTTCTCAAAAAGTACCTTTGATACTCTAGATCCAATATTTTCATTAAAAAATCTTTCACCAGGAAGTGTAAATATGAGATTTCTAACAGAACGGGCAATAGCAGTCTCATTCTTAATAGAAATTAAGTCATTATTCAGAGGATTAGTCTGAAATGACATACTAATATCCTTAAAACCTCTGATTACCCGTTCTACAGGCATAAAAATATTATAAATCTATCTTATTTATTCGTGTTTTTTGAATTCATAAAGAGGTTCAGTGCCATACTCCCAATCATCATAGTCTTCATCGTTACGAATTCTCTCATGAATTTCATTTTGGTGAAAAAAATCATGTTTTTTTGGTGTCAGATCGTCATTATTGATCTCACGAAGCATTTTTTGGTCCATTTTGCTCTCCTGATTCGTTAAAATCAGAACTTTTTACGGGGTTGCTATCCCGAATTTTTGTGATTTCGTACATAAAATCATCAGATGTCTCAATTTTTCGACGATTTTCAACTGAATACTCAGTTAAATCAATCTCATACCCTGGATTTTTAGTAATTCTGTTCTTAGTCCAGGCATCATCATACCATAATATCTTATTATTAGGATATGCATAAAAATTTCCGTTGTCCATCTTAAAAAAGTGAGCACATTTATGCTCTGGAGTCTCACTAAAGTTAGTATTCAGTGTAGATTTTGACTCCCAAGACCAATCAAGAGTGAATAAGTAAGTTCCTTCATTCTTTTCTCCACGATAATTGATCAATTCAGCACGTAAGTTAGCCAATCTTGAACGAACTTGAACATCAATATAAGGAGAAAAGCAATCCCACCACATACACTCCTCTAATTTAGATGCAGGTGCATCAGGTTTCCAACAAAATGCATGAATAGGTCTACGAGTCCAGTTCACCCCATTCTCTAGAAACGCTTCAAAGAGGGGTACGTGCTTCTCTAAGGACGCTACAGAATGTACATCACATAAAGTTACCTCACCGTGACCTTTTTTGTGATTATAAAGAAACTCATTACGAATGTAACAAGTAATTGTTGGAAGATTGTGATTTAGATATGACATAAATTGATACAAAAAAAAGCAGGAATTTCTTCCTGCTCTATCTATACTATTAACCTTTACCTTGACCACGATACCTTTTCTTTCGACCATTTCGAGATGTGGCAGAGAGAAGAGTCCGTGCAGAACGTCCCTGACGTGTCTTCTTTGGTTCTCCTGATTCAAATACAGTTTTATTTGATCCACCTTTAGCCATTAGATTTCCTCCAGTTCGAGTTGTTCAATATCAAATTCCTCTTCAGTGTAGTACTTGGAGGAGAGTTCGTCAAGAACCTCAGTACATTCTTCATAACTGAGGTTCTGATATATCTTACGTCCTTTGTATAAGATATTAAATGCCATTAGATTACACGAGTTTTTTCATGTCCCACACGAATACGAGGATCACACCAGATATCAAATCCCTGTTCTTTTGCATCAAGACAGAATGATACATCTTCACCACACATATCTTGAACTGCTCCAGATTCAAAGACTTGCATCTTAGGAGCAAACCAAGGGTATTCAAGATTTTCAAATACACCTTTCTTAATCAGAACCCAACCAAATCCAGTGTAATCTACTGTAAATGGTTTACGACGCTTACTAATCGATTCAACAGTTTCATGATTCATGACTCCACCATTACGACGGAAATCATCTTCTTCTAACCAATGAGCAACTGAAGTAGTATGACCATCTTCAGTTGCATACCAACCAGCAACGATTTCTTTTTCTTCCCCTTCTTCATTCAGAGCAAGATCACAGAGTTGCCAGAACTTATTGGTATCAAAGACAATATCACTATCAATCCAAAGTTGATAATCATATTGAAGTTTGCCATCCCAAGGAATCTGTTTGGGTCCACGAAGTACGTTTGCTCCAAGAACTTTACAACGAGCAAAGTTCACCATGGAAGAATAGTCTTGAGAGATTTGAATACTCATTCCATTTTGAACCATATCAAAACAGAGTTGAACAAATGCTTTCAAGAAAATAAAGGAACAACCACGGCCAGGAAGACAGAATACAATACTCTTCCCCTTCATTCGTTCCTTAATCACACCATAGTCCCATTCTTTCTCTGTAGGTTTAGGTGCTGCCGCTTTAACCGTAAATCCTTTTGCCATAATTGAAAATAACCTTCAGATCAATTTTATCGTCATATTTAGTCCTTGTCAATAAGACCCCTCTAAGGAGACATTCCGGCTCACCATAAGCTCCTCAAAAGATAAATCATCAATCTCATAATCAGTTCTCATAATACCTACCATATTCTTTAAGGTGTTCCAAGTAACTTCAAAATCTTCTTCTTTGATAGAATGAAATAAACAACGATCCTTTGCGTATATGTGATAAACCTTTTCCATCACTCTACTCTTCCGTAATGATCTTCTAAACGAACTATATCATCCTCATCACATAAACCAATCTGTGTCTCGATGATTGTGATACCATTCTTACCAGCCTTGAGACGATGTACATCTTCCTTACCAATAAAAACACTATCACCAACCTCTACAGTTCTTACAGTATCCTCATGAGTCAGTTCTCCATCACCCTCAACAACTATCCAATACTCTTCCCTATGGAAATGATATTGGAGTGATATTGATTGATTTGGTGAGATAATAATTCTCTTGACCTTATAATCAATTTCCTCCAATAAGTTTTCAAATAACCCCCATGGGCGAACCTCTGTAGTCATAAAATTTTTCCGGGAATTTTTTATCTCACAGCATTATATATGATCACTATAATAAACCCGGCCGTACCTCCGAAGATCGTAAAGCACTGTCGTGGATATCGTATTAACCATCCCGCAAAGACTACCTTCCAGAAGTTCCAATAAGGGGTTTTACGTCTTCTCATATCACCGGAATTTTTTTATCTATGAGGTTTATAAAACTCTCTCGGGTACACACTTTTGTAGGTTAGGGACTTATGGATTTTTATAAACGGGGTTACGCCGCGCCGGGGTTAACATAAAACCCCCAAAACACTGGCAAAACTATAAAGAACTGTCAGTCCCTTAAGTATAAAGAACTGACAGTCTTATGTGAATCTAACTGATCAGAACTCGATCACATCAAGAGTCGGAGTGTTACCCTCTTGACTGTCACTCACTGTATTGTCAGTAAGTGCTTCGAGAATCTCAAGAATCTCAGAGCCAGTGTTACCTTTCTTGAGAAGAGAGATCATCACTTGAGTAGACATAATGTAAGAAGAAAAGTGTTGTGAACTGTGTGGTGCCTAGTTTATACTCTTGTGACAGGAGTGAGGTATAATCTAGATCAGAGATCTTCAATCATTTCGTTGAGTTCAATCCAGTTCAATTTGTCACTGGTAAATGATACTCCGTCTGGGGTCTTAGTGATAAAGTTCTCAGTGGAATCTACGAAGTCCTGATAATCATCACAAAGACGAGCGATGTCATAAAAACCCTCATCATTACTGATCCAGAGTGCAACATTCCAGGTCTCATAATTCGTCCAACCGTTGTAGGTGGTGTCCTGAATGTTGGTCTGGTAAGTAACAGTCATTTGTGTGTGTTTGAGAAGTCTTTCGGGTCTGGTGTGTGACCCTTACACTATAGGGACACTTTAGAGGTTACTAACTTTAATTCCTTTGATTATCAGTCCTTAAGTGTACTGACACCTAAGAACTGTGAGAGACACCTTACAGGGGATTGTAGAGGGGTCTCAGTGTCACCAACGATCAGGAACTGACAGGTCTTCAACATAAGCGGAAACACTTTCTGCGGGTTCCAATTTGAATACTTTCTCCCAGTTAAGTTGGTGCGGATCGAAATCACTAAAGACCTCAAGATCCAGAGTGACCCTATAACGAACTTTCTGTGCTTGAAGATGTGCAACTGTCATAAGTTCTCTCCGTTGGTGATGTTCTTAGTGTAAGATCTCAGAAGGGAAATGTCAATGGGGTGTGTGTATTTATTTGGAGTCCTTATGGTTTTGTGTGGGTGTGTGTGGGTTTTGTGATCTTTGGGGGTCTTGACATTCTTCGGGTCTTCGTGTATGCTTGGAGCCTTAGATCACAAGACCTGAACACATTTAAAGACACATAATCACAAGACCTGAGAGGATTAAAAGAGGTATATAAGGGTCTTAATTGATAAGAATTCGTATCAGTATCACATGATAATAAGAATCATTATCAATAATAAAAAACACTTAAGTATATTTAAAAACACATTTTTAATTGATTTTTAACGTTTTTTATGTGTTTTTAGGTATAATTTAACGATTTACCATTGATTCGTCTTGATCAGATACATCTTGATCTCATTATAACAAAAGGACTTAAGTTTCGGATCATCAGTTGTTTCAAGTGCTTGATACATTCGATTGATGTATTCACTTTGTGTAGTCACCTTGATATTCTCTTTAGTAGTCATTCCGAGATCAGAGAGTGAAGAACCTGCCTTAACTTTAGTCTTTCCGAAGTTACCAGTGATGTTACCTTTAGTCCTGAGTGATGGTTTGATCTTGGATAGATTAGAGTACATCAGTTAAACCAGTATGCGAGTTGTGCAAGTTCAGATGCGATCTCTTGGATGTTATCTTCAGTAACTTTAGATAACAGATCGTTCACATCTTCATCAGGAACATAGGACAGATCACCGTTGATTTCATTTGTCATCTCTTGTGCTAAAGAGAGACAATCTTCTTGGAGTGAGGTGGTGTTCATACTATAAGGACACTTTGGAGGTTACTAACTTTAATTCTTCGGATTTAGGGTGTTTCGACAATACTTGAAACGTTCCCATTCTTCTTGTGAGAAGTTATCAGATGCGTAAGGAATACCAACAACCTTTGCACAGAATCGATTTACACTTTCACTATAAGGTTCGGACTTTGCGGTTGTAGTAAGAAACAAACCAATGATAAAGAACTCAAGTGCGAAACCGAGATGTAACCACTTACGATTAGACTTTGTGAGTTTCAGATTCATCAGACGAGAGATGCGGGAGAACCACAGGAACGATAGAAGTCAATCATACGATTTGCTTCTTCAAGTGTAGAGAATGATTGTGTCCTCCATTGTTGTTGATAAGGAGTGAAGTATTTGATGGTGAACATAACAATCAGAGTCCGTTGAAGTAATCGTGAAGTTCTTGGTTGTATTGTTCTTCAGTCTCGAAATGACGACCGTGAATGTTACATGGGAAGGTCTTTTTTTGAAACATCGTCGATGCAACTTTTACATCAGTTTCATCATAACCCATCTCAATCAGGTTTTGAACGTAGGGATTCGTGTGTGTCATACTACTAGAACACTTTGGAGGTTACTCACTTTATTTGATTGTATATTCCAGAGATTTGATACACCAACCTGTATTATTGGTGATTACATCTGCTAGACTATCTTCTCCATCAGGTGAATCCCACAGACACTTCTTTGCTTCACTTACAATCTCATCTTTCTCCTCATCTGTCAGATCTTCATCATCAAAATCAAACTCGATATTTGTGATTTGATAATACTTCATTGATTAGATGTTGCGAAGGATTCGATTGTATGAATGGCACGATTACCAACGTTTGCTAATCCATTGAATCCAACCGTTGATAATACAATACCAAGAATGATTCCAAGAATTAGATTGTTCATCAGTTCAACCTCATACCAGAGAAGAAAGGAATCGGAGAACCTTGATAGTTAATGAACCACTCAAAGTTCTTTTGGAAGATATACTCTCCTTCCATACCAAATGCTGAAAGAAGTGCATTTAGACGGGATTTGGTAGTATTAGTTTGCCAACCACCATCAAACAATTCCATCCAAGTTTCACCAATCCGTGCGATCAAATTACCGTGAAGGTAAACATCAGAAACATTTGAACATGAGATGACTTCACTGTTAGCGATCTTGAGATCTTTGTTCTCTTGAATTGCTTGAATGATTTGACGTTCGATCTTTCTCATGGTAGGTCAGTGGTTGTACTACTAGGACACTTTCGAGGTTACTAACTTTAATTCTCTGCACTTACGGGAATTGGAATCTCTACCCTTTCAAGATAAGTTACATCGTGCCACTGACAGGTATCATAACACAACCACTCTCCGTCGGTGGTATAGAGATACGCATACTCTTCTGCATCTTGAGTGAGATACTCAGTCATATTGTTGTCATGACGAGGAAGACGAGTTTCACCACGAGAAGAATAGTAAAGAGGACCAGATTCAGGCAGAGTTTCATTGTTCCATCCTACATTTGTCCACAGTGCAGAGATGTCACCACCATCAATTAACTCTGCTGCTTTATCATAACTGTTGAAATGTTCAATGAGTTTCACACCATTAAACTCAGGATATCCATCCCAATGACAATACACAGAGAGGATGGAATCATCTTTAAGTTGAATACCAATGCGAGAACGAGTGCCCATAAAGATGTGAAGAGTGTTGGTTGTTTCGGTGTGAGGATTGGGAAGTGAGATCATCACTTACTGAACTTTCATTTTGTGAACTTGAACGTCAGAATACTGAGAGTCTTTATATTCTTCATTGTATTCTTGTTTCATCTCTTCTGCTCGTCGATATGCGTCTTCTTCGTTATGATATAAACCATAAAGTTCTTCTGGTTCATAATCATCAAGACGGGCAAAGATTCCGTAGACAAACATAATCAAACAGAAGGAGTAACGGAGATTTCTTTAACATTGAGTCCACACAGTTGGTTGTAGACCCGATTGAGAATCAGTTTGTCAGCGGATTTTGCTTTTGATTTCTCATGCCAGATGGTAACACAACCATCGTAAGTTTCAACACGAACACGATAGTTTTTCATGATCAATCAACGACAGAGTAACAAGCAACCCAGGAAGGAATCCCAGAGAGTGACAACGAACCATTGCGAGAATCACAATAGTCTTCTGCTTCCTCAAGAGAATAGAAGGGTCCGATATACTCTGGAGAATCGAGATGTTCAGACCAGAATCGGACGGTGAAAGTGTTCTTCATACTACTAGGACACTTTGGAGGTTACTAACTTTAATTCCCTCAAACTTCAGTGAGATCTGCCATAAACAAGAACTCATATTCTCCATCTTCAGGATCAACACCATCTACATTCCATTCTGAATGCAAAGAGTCTGCGGTTTCATAATCATGTTCATCCATAAAGTGTGCAAATCGTTCAAAGATTGCCTCACCCATCTTGTCGATCAGGATTTCTTTGTTCATGTCAGTTTTCATGTGAGTTTGGCAGAATGAAGTTCAGTGTTGTTCTCCAGAATACGGTTAAGATCAATGATCATATTTTTGAGTGTTGCTTTTGTCCACCCAACTGCGAAAGGTGGAGTATTATCACACTCTGCGTCTTTACTATAATCTACACGTTCACAAACTTCAAGTGCTTTTTGAAGATTCTCAACGATTGTATCAAACTCGTAACGAGTAAGTGTAACTTTGCTCATGTGATTTGAGTTCCTACACTAATGGGACACTTTGGAGGTTACTAACTTTAACTTCGTAAAGTTGGGTTCACTCCCATCACCTTTGCCTTAGGATTACGAGCAACTGCTGTATCCAATGCGTCTTGACGGTTAGTTGCTCTCACTTCTTCAGTGAAAACCTTACCACCCACATAGAGTTTTACTTCCCAGATCATAATTCAACGAGCGATAATGTCAAGAGTTTCCATCAACATCAATGCCAATTCCAGTTGATTGTCCTCATCAACTACGGGGACGTTTGATTCAACAAACTCTGCGGAGAGTTGTTGTAACAGATCAGTCATTCGTTCATCAGCAAATGCAAAAGTAGCAAATTCACTTTTGAATCCATCACACAGAAGTTTGAGAGATTTAGTAACAGTCATTTCTTTGATTTGTTCATCGTAAGTCATTTCGGTGTCGTAAGTCATTTGTATTGCTCCAGAACGTCAATAAAATGTTGAATACAATCTTTGGGAATATGAATGGTTTGATATCCAGGACCATTACCATCTTCTACACTCACAGTCCCATACTCATCAGCGGTGAAGTCAAAACTCCAATCATCCTCTTCGTGTTCGATTTTGATGTGCTTAGTGATAGTGTAAGTCATTTGGTCGGTGATCATACTACTAGGACACTTTCGAGGTTACTAACTTTAATTGCCTGTCACATCATTTCACATATAAATATCCTCCGCTCCAATCTGCATTTTCCAGCAGATATTCACGATCTTTAATCAATCGCAGATCATAACGAACACCTTTAGCAGGAGATTTCCAGGTGGCAGACTTATACACTTCACCAGTGTTCTTATCAATGAAACAGTGAACAGAACGATTACCACCACCATCAACAAAGATGACTTTGTGATACTTTTTACCAGTCTCTACCTGATAATCAATAGGACAACAACCATTCTTGAGATCAGTAATACATGATTCATGATACTGGGATTGAACCGAATCTGTGGTTCCGTAAGTATAATTCAGATTTTCGATTGCTCGTTGATGTCCACGAATAGAATACTGACGATAGTTGTCTCTTAGTGCCTCAATCAACAGAAAAGTATTCTTGAGAACACTATTTGCGATAGTTTGTTTTGCTTGGAGTTCCATAGTTGTGGTGTTCATGCTATAGGGGCACTTTAGAGGTTACTAACTTTAACTCACTGGAATCGACCCTGTGTAAAGTTAGCGAAGGAAAACACTTTACGATCCACAAGTTTCATCATACCACCATTGTAGGACAGAACGAAACCTTCTTGATTGATTTCTTCACCACTGATGTATGCTTTGGGACAATCATAGACAATCAACGACTCCATCAGATCCTCTTTGATTTCAATCACCATCTGATACAAATTGACGAGTTGAATACATCCAAGAATACCAAATAGGTCCGCATCGGTGAGTTCTTGACCGTTACGAATGAGTGCATTGATCTGTTGTTTTGCGATCGTTGCTTCTTTCGGAGAGAGGAAAGTGATACCCTTACGATTCACTTTAGGTGCAACAGTGTTACCACAAACTCGGTCAGTGAAAGGTTGAACGAAACGACAATGTTGAGATCCAATCAGTTCACCAGTGAGAGAATGTGCCTCCATTTCATACAGAGGACCGTTTCCAGTGTAATAAGTATGAGGAGCAATCACAATATCCTCCATCACAGGTTCGGAGAACTTGTAGGTGATAGTATTCGGAGTGAACCTATCAAGACCAGAACCGAAACCAATCCAATCACCCTGAAACACTCCCTCAGTGCGAGGCAGAAAGTCCAGACAATAGATGAGAATCTTAACTACATTTGGTTGATGTCCAAAGTGAGTGAAGATGTCATCTTGATTGTAACAAACACGAATCTTTTGTTTGTTAAATGCTGCTTTGGTGCAAACAAAAAACTTACCATTCTCAGGATGAGTTCCCCACACAATTGCAGGTGCACCATCAATCTTCACACTGATGTGATTCGGATTGTAGAGTGCATCAAGAACAGAAAGATCACCAGTGAGGATGAGATCTTCTGCGTGTTCCAGGTGAGTGTTCTTCATACTATAGGGACACTTTCAAGGTTACTAACAATAATTCCCTCAGTTTGCCATTCGTTGTGATACTCTACCCAAGAGTTTGGTCTTAGCTTTACCAGTAGCTTTTTGACCAGTTTCTTTCTCATAACGTGAGAACTCTTGGTCCTTCATGATATCTTTGAGCATCGCTTCACCTTTACGTTGTTGTGACATTCTTTCACTTCTTGCCATACCTGATGCCTTTGCTGGCTTATACTCAGGTGATACAGGTTTCTCCTCTTTCTTCTTACTCAAGAGTTTAGATGCTTCCTTCTCCTTCTCTCTGGAAGTTGCAGGACCTTTACCTTCTCTTGCCTTTCTCTCTAAGTATGCCTTTCTCTGTTGTTCTTTAGGTGAGAGTGCAGCACTACCTCTTTCCTTCTCAGGTGTTTGTTCTCTCTCACTTCTCTGCCTTTGAGAACCAATATCCACACGATCCTTATACTCTACTGGTTCAGTCTTTCCACCACCAACTGCTTTCATTCTACGACGTTCTGGTGTGGTTTTCTTACGCTCAGCGCCAACACGTCCACCTTCACCAGTTCTACGAATCTGAGAACGTCCCATGACCTCAGCATCATATGCTTCGGAACTCAATTCTTGCTTAATCTCACTCTTAATTTCTTTCTTCAATTGATTTCTTTCTTCACGATCTTCAATCTTCTCTTTTTGTTTCTCTATTGCTTCTTTTCTCTTAGAATCAATCTCATCACGGCGATCTTCTAAACTTTCATTCATTCTAACCATGAAGTCTCTAAAAGTTCTCATTTCTTACTCGTTTCTCTGTCTTATTATTTAGATTTCATCTCTTTCTGGATGAAATTACGAGCAGATTGTGATGTTCTACACACTTTGATCTGTTGACCATTGTGCAGAATCATGAACTGATTACCATAAGGAATCGCTGCGTAATCCTTGACAACAAATCCAATCGGACCAGGTTTTGGTTCAAGAATGTGAGAATTAGTGTAACTCATTTGCGTACCACAGAATCCAGAAGTTCACCTTTCTCAAACACAGTATCCACCACGTTTTGCAATGCACGTTCAGTAGCAATACCGACCTTAGAATACACAGGAACCACACACAAACCGTAGGTCTTGTGAGTACCACCAAGACGGAGAACACGACCGATAGTTTGAACCATCTCAATGGTGTCCATGTTCCTCATGAAGATGACAGTCTCAAGTTCACTCACGTTGATACCCTCAGACAGGATAGAACGATGAAGAACAACAAACTTCTTCTCAGGATCCTTACCCCATGCGTTGAGAGTATCAAAGAATACCTCACGGTTCACTTTCTTACCATCAACAATCGCACCAGTCTTTGAGGTGATGTAAAGGTAAGAATAACCACGTTGTGTCAACTGAGATGCGAAGTCAGTGTGACTCATGAGATTGATGAGTTGCTTTGCACTCTTCACACAAACAAGAATCTTCTTGGTGTCGGTATCATCAATCGTTTCGAGAACGTTACCACAATCAACCTCAGGACCGATCATACGAGTGTCCTGAATGTCAAAGGTTTTTGCCTTGATCTTAGGTGCAATGATGTAACCACCACTCACCAGTTCAGGTGCAGAAACACGACAAATGATGTCACCATAGACATCACGATCGTTCATTCCTGGTTTGTTGATTGTAACCGAAGTCTTACGAGTTGCAGTAAAGAAGAAGGAACGATTAGCGTTGGAAGAGAAATACTCTGTAGGAGCGAAGAAGTTACGTTTTACGGAGTTGTGTGCTTCATCAAAGTAAATCGTATCCACATCAATTTCACTCTCTTGAATACGATGAAGAGAGTTGTAAGTTGTGAAGATCAGTTTGTGATTGTCAGAGTTATCATCAACCCACTTCTGGATTTCAGATACCTTAGTGGTGTTGAAGTGATGAGTTTCACCACTGTGAACGTGCATCACTTCTGCATTGGTGATATGTTCCAGAAACTCAGAACACAGTTGTTCTGCGAGGAGAATACGAGGAGCAACCACAACAATGGTCTGTGGAGTTTCTTTCTGAAACTCACGAACTGCATCCATGATTGCAACCAGTGTTTTTCCACCTCCAGTCGGAAAAATACACTGACCTTTCAGATACTTAGAGAGTGCATCTAGTGCACGTTGTTGATGAGGGCGAAGAGTTACCATCAAGAATCTTTCAATACAATAATAATAACCCCTTGACCGTCAAAAGTCAAGGGGTAGTAGACAGTTCTTAAAGTGTCACAATTTAATAGTCTCTTTTTCGTCTTCTTCACTTGATTGTGGAAGAAATCTGTGCTCACAATCTGGATGGTTCCATGGCAGATAGGTCTTACACCTTTCGTGATTAACTCCAAAAATAAAACAAGATTTCTTCTCAAATTTTTTCAAATAATCATCAAAAACTTTTTTTCGAGTTGTCTCTAGGCTTTCACCTTTTTTCAACTTAACAGAAAAAACTAGATGCAATGGGGAATCACAATTAGCAGCTTCAAAAGCTTTTTCAAATAAAGCACCAATACGAGATGACCAGTAAGCCATATTGATATAAATGGTAATTTCTGATTTATTCAGAAAGTAATTTTGTACCCACTCATCATTAGAATTTTTGACAAAGATTTCAAACCTGTCTTCATTCCACTCATAAAGTCGATTCGTACCTTTAATTTGACCAGACATAATTCTTTCGGAAAGAATTCGATTAGCCAATCTATCCAGCACTTTTTGAGATATAGATCCCTTTCCAAGGATTTTAATCTCATTTTTTATCTCTTGATCTGTAGAAATATCACCCCTCTGAATAAGATCCCTTACAGTAGCTTCAACATCATCAATTGAAATTGGGTTGTAAACATCTTTCTTTTTTTTATTTGAAATAAGGGCAAACCTGATTTTAGATGCTTCACTATAAAATCTAACACCTTGCATCATCCATCCACTAATACCCAAATGGTTGCATGCAAGGTGCCTGTGTTCACCATTTATTCGGTCATTTGTATCAATATCATAATAAACAAAGGGAGAATCCAGATTGATACCCTCCTCTTTGATATTTTCTTTTAGTTCTTCAATTTTAGAAACATTTGCTCCATTTGACCTCCCAGGATTTTTCCAGTTATTAAGATCACTCCACAACTTCATTTGAGGAGATCCTACCAACTCTACACCATCAACATCATAAGTATTTGGAACATAACACCATTTACTTGGATCACAAGCAATAGCATCCCAATATTGAGAGATAAAAGTGTTTGTCTGAGTGGAGTTCATTTTGAATAATTTAGTATGAATTAAGATACCACTACCTCTTGACTAAAATCAAGGGGTAGTAGACAGTTCTTAAAGTGTCACTCGACCAGTGCCTTTCCTGCAGTGCTAGGACCAATCCAAACCTTACCATCTTTGTACCACTGTTTCACTTCTTCACGCCGACGATTCAGAAAAACATTGTATCGTTCCTGTTGTTCTTTCGTGAATGTAAAGTCCTGACGCTTAAACTCTTCTTTCAGAGACAGAAGTTGATTAACAGTGTTCATAATGTTTGGTCCTTACACTACAGATACAGTTTAGAGGTTACTAACTTTTACTCAAACTCAAAAGGTTTATTTACTTCACGTTTTGGTGGTGTGACATAAGGTTGAATCTCTGACGAGTCAATGTATACATGAACTGCAGTATTTCGATTCCACTGTCTAATGACACCAGCAACAATGAAATAGTTTGTAATCAGATAAGTTGCAAAGATGATGGTACGAACAACTGCAACCTTATCAGATGTCTTATTGCATGAAGATGCTTTCTCTCCAAGAGATTTTGACCAGATATACCACCAGTTCTTAGGTTTCTTCATTTCCCAGTCACATCCTC